TTGCCTTGGTCAAACTTCAATGCCCAGTTGCGGTATTGGCAAAACTATGTTGGCAGACCTGTGTGTTTTTCAGTCTATGGACAATCTCAGATATACATCGGGCCTGTGCCTGACCAGTCTTATCCCATAGAGATTGACAGCACCATTCTGCCAACGCCTTTGGTCACGACAGACCCGTCTGCAACAGACCCTATCAATGACCCCTACACATCGCCTGTAGCTTTCTATGCGGCCTACAAAGCCAAGTACAAAGAGCAGAGCTATGGTGAAGCGGAAATCTACAAGCAAGAATATCTGAAGCATGTGAATGCCGTGCTTAACAGCACCTTCACACGGCGTATTCCAGACCCTTACTCAACTCCGTACTAATCATGGCAGCAGCAGAGCAAAAAAAGTCCTATGCTGTCATCAAGAACTTCAAAGGCCTAAACACAAAGGCCAACCGAACGGCGATTGATGAAGAAGAATTCTCCTGGATAGAGAATGCCCAGCCTATCGGATTCGGCAACATCAAAATTGTCCAAGCTCAATCTGCCGTACTGGATTCTGGTGGCAATGCAGTTGTATTTGCTAACAGCACTACCGCACTAGAGTCAGCAAACATCAATGTCAGTGACTATCTCTTGTCTTTTGAGGATAACGGACGGGCTGAATACTTCAACCTGACCAACTCCACCAAAGGCAACGTGGCTGTGACGGGCACTTTCTCTAGTGCCAATGTATCTACGGCACAGTTCAAGAACGAGCGTGTCATCATTGGTGACCCCAACAAGGGTTTGTTTAATTGGGATGGCACAAACCTAGTTTCTATGGGGTCTGTAGGCTCTATAGGCATCACAAACCCAGGGGAAGGGTACTTGGCTGCACCTTCAGTGGTTATCGGCGCTCCTAACGACACTGGTGGTGTCCAGGCTACAGCAGAAGCAACCATCTCCACAGGTGCGGGTGGACTTACCAGCATTAACGTAACTGCTGGGGGTACTGGATACGCCGCTGTGCCGGGTGTGACCATTACTGCCCCAGATGTACAGGGAGGCACACAAGCTCAAGCAGCCGCTACTATCTCTGGCGGTATTGTTGTTGCCGTTACCATAACTGAACCCGGTTCTGGTTACTTGAATGTGCCTACAGTTGGCTTTTCTTCTGGCGCAGCCACTGCTACAGCGGTGTTAACTAAGGGTACGGTCAATTCTATTACCCTGACAAATGCTGGAACTGGCTACACCTCCCCACCTATCATTACTATTTCAGGAGGTGGTGGTGTAAATGCAGCCGCTATCTGCCAGCTTGTGACGTTTAAGACTGGCACTTTGTCTGTGCTGGTGACCAACGGCGGTTCTAATTACGCTGCCAGTGGTTCTTTCTTTGTCACGGTTAATGGTACTGGTGGAACAGGCGCAAATGCAACTGCCATTGTCAGCGGGGGTGCGGTCACGCAAGTGATTATGAACAACCCAGGTAGCGGATACACGGCTGCTGGGAACGTCACTATTGGTGGCACAGGTGTTAACGCTACTGGTACTGTTGTCCTTAACAGCGATGAGATTGCCTCTGTAGCCACCTTCTCAGGCCGCACCTGGGTGGCGGCAGGACGTACCATCTACTACTCTGCTGCTGGTAGCTACAGCGACTTCACTTCAGTGTCTGCCGGGAACTTCCCGATAACAGACTCAACTCTGCACGGCAACATCAAATCCTTGTTGTCAGCAAACAACTTCCTCTACATTTTTGGTGAAGACAGCATCAATGTCTTCTCTGACTTGCGTGTCTCCGGCACAGGCACAACCCTGTTCACAAACACCAACGTCAGTGCCAGCGTAGGCAGTAACTTGCGGTATGCGGTATTCCCATACTTCCGCAGTGTGCTGTTTATGAACAACTACGGGATATACGCCCTGGTTGGTTCTACTACCAGCAAGTTGTCTGACCAACTAGACGGCATTTTCCCGTTTATAGACTTCACCCTGCCCGTGACTGGCGGTCAAGTATTGCTGAACAACATCTTGTGCGCTGCATTTAACTTTTACCTGAAGTCTACCTACCCGTTTGCCACGGGTGGTCGTTTCATCCAGTGTGTGTTTTTTGAGAAGAAGTGGTTTGTTACCAGCCAGGGTGCGCTGACTTACATTAACCCAGCACCTGTTGGTGGTGTTATCAACATGTACGGGGTTGCGGACAAGTCTTTGTTCAGACTGTATGCCAGTGCAACAGCCAATGTATCCAGCGAGATACAGACGGCTTTGTCTCCCATGAAAGACCCCATCCGTACCAAACAAGCTCTAAAGTTTGGTATAGAGGCAACGCTTACCTCGGGTGGCACATTTAACGTAACTGTAGACAGCGAGAGTGGCTCCAGTCCTACCTACGTGCTGAACAACTCTGTGACTTGGTACAACAATTCGAATGTAATTATTACTTGGGTAAATAATTCCAGTGCGACTATTGGCTGGTTGACAAGTAACGGTTATGCTCTTTATAAATCAGATGCCCAGCAATACGGTAAGTATTTGGGTCTGACAATGACTTCTACAGACCCAGGGTTTGTAGTCAACACGTTTGAATTTGAACATGAACTACGAGTGAGGTTCTAACATGCCCGTACCTAATACATTTGGCACTGCAACTTCTGCCATACCCTTGTCCCAACTGGACGCAAACTTTGCCACGCCAATCACTATCGGTAACACGGCAGTGCAGTTAGGCAATACTGTCACTACGCTCAACAACATGACGTTGGCTAACGTCACTATCAGTAGCGGCACTATCACTATCACAAACGTAGCTGTGACCACTGCTAACGTAAGTGGCACTGCAAACATCTCTACGCTGGTAGTTGTAGGTAACGAGACTGTGGGTGGAAATACCACCATCACAGGAAACATCACTGCTGCAAATGCAAACGTGACTAGCAACCTTGTACTGTCCGGCGGCACTGCTAACGGCGTTGCTTATCTCAACACAAGCAAGCAAGTGACTACGGGTAGTGTGCTTCAGTTTGATGGTACGGGAACGGTAACAATTAATGGTGGTTCTGGTGCAAATGGGATATTAAGATTAATTCGCACAGGAGGTTTTCCGGGTGATTTTTCTATTTTGGCGGGTGGGCAATCTGCCACAACCAATTTTTTACTTTACGACAACACAAATTCACAAAACGCTTATTTGTATCTTGGTGGAGCGTCTGGTTATCATGCTTGGTATCAAAGCGGCACAGAGCGTATGCGCCTCGACTCCAGCGGTAACTTGGGGTTGGGTGTTACGCCGGGTGACTGGAACGCAAACAACAAAGTATTTCAGCTTTCAAACAACGCATCTTTGTTTAGCCGCAGCGGATTGACTGGTGTAGCGCAGAACTTTAGATACAACGCATCCGACACTGGCATTTTTATGTCGGCTGGTTATGCAACGCTGTATTACCAGAACGCTGGGGCGCACGTTTGGACAGTATCAACAACTTCTTGGAACGGCATGGGTAGCGATACTGCATCAATGTCCCAAGCAATGACCCTTGATGTAAGCGGTAACTTGCTGGTGGGGGATACGAGTGCCACGGCAAATTCTCGTTTTAGAGTTGTTTCAAGCAGCACATCTAATTCTGACTTTGCGGTGTACATTACAAATTCATCAGGCACTAACTTATTGTCCATAACAGGTGGCGGTGTTTTTTCGACTGGTTCTGCTGGTTCTTCTCCTTATAACAATACCACGGCAAGCAGTGCAAATGTCATTATTGACTCTAATGGCACATTAGGTCGCTCAACATCATCTTTGAAATACAAAACCAATGTTCAAGATGCAACGCATGGGCTTGCTGATTTGCTTCAACTGCGCTCTGTTACTTATGAGGGCAAAGCAGAAACTGACGCAGGTAAAACTTTTGGCGGTTTAATTGCAGAGGAAGTCCATGAAGCTGGTTTAACCGAATTTGTGCAATATGCAAAGGACGGAACGCCAGATGCTTTGGCTTACGGCAACATGGTTTCTTTGTGCATCAAAGCAATCCAAGAACAACAAGCCCTCATCACCCAACTCACCGCCCGTATAACCGCTTTAGAAGGAGCATAAATCATGTCAACCATAGTCTGGAATGTATCTGCGTTAAATTGTCTTCCACAAGCGGAGGGGCAAACAGATGTAGTCATAGTTGCCCATTGGCAATGTAATGGAACTCAAGAACAGGATGGTAAAACATACAACGGCAGTGTTTATTCCACCTGCTCATTTAACTACACTGGCGGGACTTTTGTGCCTTACAGCCAATTAACATTGAACGATGTGCTTGGCTGGATTTGGGCATCTGGTGTGGATAAGGACGCTACAGAGGCGGCTGTTAACCAGCAGATTGCACAAGCTATTAACCCGCCTGTTATCACACCTCCGCTTCCCTGGAGTGCATGATGAGCGTTAACTCACCCTTCACTCCTTCTGGCAACACTGTCACGTTCACGGGCGTGATAACCACGCCTCCTACGCCCGTGCAAGCAGTGTCTACTACCCTGGGTGGTAATCAGTACCGCATCCTTAATGCTGGCGCTGTTACCGTGTTCTTGGGTATAGGTAACACCGCTGCTGGTGCTACTGCAAATGCAGTTGCTGTAACTAGCACTGCCGCTGCTATTCCCTTGCTTGCGGGTACAGATGAAATACTGTCGTTTGCCCCTAACGCATATTTCACTGGTATCACAGGTACTAGCTCTGCTGTTGTCTACATTACCCCCGGCGATGGTTCCTGATGTTAAAAACGGCTAGTTCAATCACCAATGCCATAGGCGCTCTTAACTATAAGGGCACATGGGATGCTGCTACCAACAACCCGACTCTTGTGTCTAGTGTTGGTACGCAGGGTGATTACTATGTTGTTTCTGTAGCTGGTACTACAAACCTCAACGGCACTACCTTGTGGGGTGTCGGGGATATGGCTATCTTCAACGGTAGCATTTGGCAAAAGGCAGATGGTGGAGACACCAGCCTAGTTACAGGCCTGAC